CGGTGCAACTATTGTCACGGTTAATCTTTAACCCAAATGACTCGAGTTGTTCGATTGCGTCTGCGGAGTAATCCGTTGGTACAATCACATCGTCTCCGTACACAAGTATGCGCTCTCGCGTATACTTGTCAGGTGCAGCCGCGGTTAGGATGGCCCAAACAGTTAACGCCAATATAGGGAAGCATAAACAGCTACCCATTGGTGCAAACTTGCGTAAGCCTAGAACCCTTCCGTCGGGGAGCACAGTCGAAGAACTCCTACACGCATCCAAGAACTCACATATGTGAGGAGGAAACAGTAGGTGAACCAGATCAACTGAAACACGATCGCTGGCCTCATTGAGGTCAAGGGTCGAGTACCGACTAGTTCTAGAGCCCAACAAGGCTCCAAACTGATTCGGCTGCTGATCTGTGAAGAACACGTTGAACCTTGTTAGGGCGTCGCGTTCTACATGAGCAACGATTGCCCGGCCGAGTCCTTGTTGAATCCATTGATAATCAACGGGTTCGCAAGAGATAAGGCGCGGGCCGCGAGAATCTTTCGGCACGAGAATAACTCGTGCCGGAAGATCTTCCTGCTTGATATCTTTAAGGGTATCAAGACGATCACAGAAGTGTCCGAGAGTTGCATAAAAATATGCATCTAGAGGATACTTTCGTGTGATATTCTCCGAGACATTAGTCCAATGATACTTCTCCCAGAGCCGCTGCCGAGTGGCAACGGATCCAGGGCCGTGTCTAGGGACAATGTTTGTCGGATCGAAGCGTGAGAAGAGTCTCGATAAGAGACGTTTCGCACGGCGTACAACGTAAACAGGAGTGCCTTTTAATAGGCGCCTCTGTTCATGGTTGTGTAAGTCCACAATAACACTTAGTAACTTCAAGTTATCGCAGACAGTTGAGAGGTCCTCTTCGGTTCTTACGAACTTATTGATGACTTCTTGTTCTTGTTCTCCGGTAAACGGAAGTTTGTACTTGTAAAACAAGTAACAAACATCCCGAATTACTCTGACACATGCAACGCATGGATCAGGTAGGAGCGTTCCGTCTTTAGATAGTACTCTACTAAAAGCCTCACCGAGAAACCTCGGCAAGCTAGATCCTGGAAGAGGCGAAAGCCTCAACTGGGATGAGTTTAGTGGAGTACCGTTCGAAATGGCCCGATCAAAGGCCTTTCCGAGACGGGGCAGGGTTTTGGTTAAAAACCCCACACCTTCCTGATTAAGTCGTACACGTACTTTTCTCAAAGTGCGTACGTACGATGAATAGCTGAACCAGCTACCATGAGTCTTATAGACGTCGTGTAGCAAGGCTGCGATGATTTCATATTCATCTAGGCTTTTAAGAACTGCCATATGGTAAGTTCCCTAGAGGCCTACAGCAATACTACACAATACAAGCAGATCCAAATAAACGATATGCAAAAGAGCATAAGAAGTTCATTCGAACCCACGATACCGAACGGTAATAGATGGTCTGGCAAGGTTGCCAAAACAGTATTAACGACAAGGTATCCTGGTTCTCCAGAGCCCGACATAGTCGTAACGGATGAAGACGCAGTGTTTTACGCTTTCAGATTAATGACTGTTCATGTGAACAGAAATGAATTTGCTAGCGCAGCACTGGGTTCCAACTCGTACGAACTTACCGTAGCTTAGGAGGAG